AATTCTACTGAAGGATCTGAATATCCATTCTTAATAATGTATGTGTACGATCTACTATGAATCATCTCCATAACCTGCCATACATTAGTACAGCCTTCGAACTCAGGTAAAGAACAGTATGGTGCAAATGCCATACCAGGTGCACGACCTTGTACAGAGTCAAGCATGATCTGATACTTCAAATTAGAAGTAAAGATATGCTTCTGTTCTGGTGTTAGTTGTTGATAGTCACCACGATCTTTTTGTAGTGATACTTCTTCTGGTCTCCAGAAATATCCTAACTGTTGTTGTGTTAGTTTATCAAATACTGGATACTTATATGAATCATATCTCTGTACCCCTAGAGGTTTACCAAAGAACATGGGTTGTTTCTTAGTATCGACTTCTTCTGTATTGAAGACGGTCATAGATTCTACAGGTTTAGATTGTGCAGGACTCACAGTTTTCTTCCTCCAAGGTTAGTATGTCGTTTATTAAATTTTCTGTTGGTACAGGTGGTGTTAAATCATCATCACCATCTTTTTTAGCATCATATGTGTTCTGATAGTATGAAGTTTTCCATCCATACTTGTATGTGTTCAACCAATCCATTGCCATTTGTTGCATGGGAACTTCATTGTTAGGGTAGTTCTCTGGATTATAAGACCAGTTACCACTTATCGCTTGATCAAAAAACTTCTGCATTATAGCAGTGACTTTAATATATCCATCATTATTATGCATATCCCACAATAAAGTATAGTTATTCTTTAGTGTAGAATACGATGGAACAATCTGCTTAAGAGGTCCTTTCTTTGATTTCTTAATGGACAGGTAGTCTCTAGGTGGCTCGATTCCATTGGTTGCATTTGACACAATGGAACTGCTCTCCGAAGGCATCTGTGCGGACAACGTGCTGTGCCTGAGTCCGTACTCAAGAATTCGTCCTCGTAAAAACTCCCAATCACATGAAAGGTCATTTGGTATGATTTCATCTACATCGTTCTTATATGTATCTATCGGAAGAATTCCATCAGCATACTTTGTCTTACCGAAATAACCGCAAGGTCCTTTCTCCATAGCAAGTTGATTAGATGCAGATAACAATGCAAACTGGAATCTCTCAGTAAGTTTATGAACTAAATCAAATGCTTTCTGTGAGTCATACTTAGCACCGTTCTTAGCAAGATAGTGTGCCAAACCAATATAACCTATACCAAGTGATCTTCTGTTCTTTGTAGACTGCTCTGCTGCTGTCACAGGATACTGCTGATAGTCAATCAATGCATCTAATCCTCTGACCGCTAATTCACATAAATCATCTAGTTCATCTAACTTTGTTAACTTACCTACATTGATAGCAGATAGAATACACAAAGCAATCTCACCACTGCCATCAATGTGTTGTAATGGGGTAGTGGGTAAAGTAATTTCCTGACATAGGTTAGACATGCTCACCTTATCTTTGAATGAACTGTGACTATTACAATGGTCAATGTTCATCAAGTATATACGTCCTGTCTCTGCTCTTTCTTTTAATAGATCTAAGACAAGTTCTTGTGCTCTAACAACTTTCTTTGGAATAGAATCATCATTCTCATACTTGACATATAGTTCATCAAATGCATCAGTGCCAAAAGCATCATATAAATCTGGAACATTATGTGGTGAGAATAAAGTTATAGTACTATCCTCAATAAATCTCTGGTAAAAGAGACCACTGATCTGTACACTATAGTCTAGTTTTCTTACACGATTATCTTCTGTACCTTTGTTGTTCTTGAGAACAATTATGTCTTCGATTTCTTGGTGCCAGATCGGAAAGTGGACAGTCGCTGATCCCCCTCTAATGCCATTTTGAGTACAACATCTGACAGTTGCCTCAAACTTCTTGAGGAACGGTACAACACCTGTGTGTTGTACTTCGCCACCCCTGATTTTACTGTTGATGCCACGGATGCGACCTGCGTTGATGCCGATACCCGCCCTTTGTGCAACGTATTTACCAATAGCCATGTCAGAACTAAAGATGCTATCGAGGGTGTCATCAACATCAACAAGAACACAGCTTGCAAATTGTCTAAGTGGAGTTCTAACCCCTCCCATGATAGGTGTGGGAATGTTGATTTTGTGTTTGCTGATCGCGTCGTAGTATTTTTTGACATATTTTAATCTGTAAAACTTATCATCGTCTTGGAAAAGGGTTGCAGCGATCATCATATACATGAACTGAGGAGTCTCGAATACTTCTCCTGTGCTACGATCCTGCACTAGGTATTTATCCACAACCTGTCTTATACCTGCATAGGTAAACAGGTAGTCTCTGTCGTGATCAATGTACTTACCTAGTTCGGTTATTTCATCATTAGTATATTTCTTAAGAATATCTCCATCATATAAGTTTCTATCTATGCATGATTGTATATGATCTACAAACTCTGTAGGATGATCTGGGTGACCTCTATACACTTGTTTCCTTAAACTAAAGAGAAGTAATCTAGCAGCAACATACTGATAGTTTGGTGCTTCTAAACTAATAAGATCATTAGCAGACCTTACTAATATCTCTTGTATATCTGAGGTTTTAATTCCATCAAAGAATTGTAGTCCACTACTAATCTCTACTTGAGATTCAGAGACACCTGCAAGACCTCTACAGGCATGTTCAACGATATGATGAACTCTATTTAAGTCAAGAGGTGCTTTAGAACCATCTCTCTTGATTACGTTTATCTCCTTAGGAGTCATACTTTTTTCCAACTATTGAGTTTAAGTTTTGCTTCTATACCCTGATAGACATTTGATTCTACCAGACTTTTTACATCTTGTCCAGCTAGTGACATATCATTTATGTCCTTTTGCTGAATATTACTTGGCCATATTACTACTTTATCTCCTCTATCAATGGCTTTGGAGATTCTGTTGACGATCTCTCTATTACGAGGTTCGTTATCAAAAACCCAAATATAATCGCTCCAACCAAACGACCTGCAATCAATATCACTGCCAGCCATCGCAACCGAATTATCCAAGAAGAGCGAGTCGAATGGTCCTTCGACAATGTAGACAGTGTTTTTTTCATTTAATCTATTGAGTCCATATATTTTAGGTTCGTTTTCATCCAACATTACTGTGACATATCTGAGTCTGTCTCTTGGATCGAGACTTCTGCCTTGGAAACCAAACCATCTATCTTTTCCTTCATTTCTCTTAATGAACGGTATGATGATTCTGCATTGATCACCATAGACTTCTGTGCTCGATGGTTTCTGTTGCTTAACCCAATTATAGAATCCTTCTGTGAAGAAGAGTTCTTTGTGATATTTTTGAGGAATTCGTCTGGCATTTATATATTTTACTGCAGGGTGCTCTTTATTTAGATCAGCAATACTTTTGAGATCCCCACGTTTTTCAAACACAGGTTTCTTAAATTTTGGTTTGGGAACATATGATCCCTTACCTGTAGTGCCACTCTTATATCTCTCCATAATATACTCATCATAGAGATCAGGTGCTTGATCCTTTAGAAAATTAGGTAGGGTTCTACCTACACCACAGTTGTGGCATTTATATACCATGTCTTGCTTAAGCCTAAAAAAATACCCTCGTGCCTTGTTCTTATGTTTCTGTGAATCACCACAGTAAGGGCATCGAAAGTTGTATAGGTCTGCTTTCTTCCTTGTAAACTTATCTAGTCTACCAGAAAGTAAAGTGACATAGTGTGCATCAACGAACTCGTTCAATATTTTGGACTACTAACCCACTTATTGTACTAACTTCTTTGTCATTTGTCAAGTTTCTCATAACTTGTATACCTGGCACTGATAATATGAATGATATTACTACCAATCCACCTGCTATAGACCACATTTTTTTCTCTATAGTTCTCAATCTATCATCTACCTTTCTTATATCTCTTTCGCATCCTTTCTTTATAGCATTTGTCTCTCTATTAACATCAGCAGATAGTCTATCGATCTTCTCAAATAATACTTCGTCTATCTTGTCTTGCTTATCTAACTTCTCATTATGCACAGCAAGAAGTTGACCCATCTTTACAGAGTTTTCCTGTAATGAGTCTACTACTCGTTCGAGTCTTTCTATTATTGCTGAATTTATGTCAGACATTACCTTGTCTCGTCTTGTTCTGCTCCAGAGCGTACCTGTTTCTTAAGATTCTGTGTTTTTAATTGTAATTGTTTTTGTAATTGTTGTTTCTTTAGCATTATTTTTTTCTTTTCGATAGCAATTTTTGACTGTGCCATCTGTTGTTTCATCTGATCTTCTGAACTTTCGTATTGTATATTTTTCATAGCTTTCATTCTTCTATCCATGAAATACTTTGCAGCATTTGCAGGTAGAATTCTTTCTATCTCGATACCAGACCTAAGATTTGGCATGATACTCATGCGTAGTTTCATCTTAAGTTCAGCAGGTGAGTTAGCAAACAATATTGTTTCTCCAACATTAGGTATTTTTACCTTATATTGAAATAATCTACTCTTCATCTCCATGCCTTCCTTCAATTTGTTACCAGGTGCCACTAATTTCTTAGCGTCTTTCTTTTTAACCTTACCACGAAAACGTTGTACAGGATCATAACCTGCTGTAGGACCTGTTGCAGCATCTGCACCAGTATATCCAGTTGTTTGCATCTCTTCGTTCATAGGTTATCTATCTCCTTTTGAATATCATTATCAATATCGAGGTCGGGAAGCATCCCTAAAGGATATTTATTCAAATAGATTAATATAGTTTTGAGTATAGACCAATACTCCCTTTCTAATCGGAAGAATAGAAGGGGAGTAGCTGCCTCGCCAAATACATTATAAAGAATTATAAGATGATTTATAATAAGGTGAGTTCTTAATGCACCACCTCTGACATAACGTTTCAAAAGTCGTTTCAAGTATTTGAAACGTTTCATGTCTTCATCAAAGTCCTCTCTTGTCACACAATGAGGATTCTCATAATGTTTAATGGCGAACAGAATGTAGGTTTCCTCATTCAGTTCGTCAAAAATCATTTATTAAGTTGTTGTAATTGTCTTGGCTGAACCAGATCCTGTAGTCGGTATCGAACAGCAGGAAACGCGCACCGGCGCCGGCGGCGAAGACCACGGCCAGGGTCACGCCGACGATGTAGAACCGCCAGCGTATGGTCCAGCGTGCCAGCCTTTCACCCAAGGCCGTGCTCCGCCTCGCCGTGCCCGGCACCGGCCCACGTGGCAATCGTCGGCTGGCCAGCGGCAATCAGACGAATCCAAAATTTCGGGCGCTCAGGCGACGCTCTGGGGCGTGCGTAGCG